CTTCAATTTACTAGTAAAATATTTTCCAATACAGATGGCATCCGCTTCGTCCTGGGTACAAGTTTGTTCATACCATTGTTTAACTTTTTCTTGTGCGATTTTTTTCTTGTTTTCGCGCCCCTTTTCGGTGTTAATATTACAATATTTGCGCCATTCTGTAGAAAATACTAAATCGTGGTCTATACATGCTTCAAATAAAGTATCTAAAATAACACCTTGTAATTGTGCTAATGTTTTAAATGTTACAACTTGTGCCTGATTCCCATTATAAGATTGTAATTGAATATTTTCTATTCCTACAAAATCGGGGTCCCAAGTACGAATGGCTGTTTGTAACCACTTTTTAAATTCATTAATACGTGCTTCTGTGTCACCATCGGCTGTTTTAAAAGTGCCATAACTAACTAAATCGCCATCATCAAATACAGCATAGCCGCTGATATTCGTCGCGGCATCAAGTGCTAATATTCTCTGTGTGCCAATCTTTTTAGTTGGCACAATATTTTTTTTAATTTTTTTGCATTCCCACTAAAGCACATATCACAAGTGGGATGTTTTCGCCACTCACCATATGTTCTAGTTTGTAAATGCCCATTAGGACATTTCATTTCTAACTCTGTATTTAAATTTTTATAACTGTCGCTAATAAGAAGCCACCCTTCCGAGCTTAGATGATTAGCAACAGTATGAATATTAATTGGCATTAAACACCAGTGCTGCCAAAGCCACCAGCACCGCGTTCAGTTTCGTCGAGCTTTTCTACTACTACAGCCTTAAACTGATGAATAGGTTCTACCCAACATTGCGCAATACGGTCGCCAGCTTTAATTTCATAGTCAGAATCAGAAATGTTATCATATAGGATGCCAATTTCACCGCGATAATCAGCATCAATAACTCCTATAGAATTAGATAACCGCAAGCCTGTTTTTGAACCAATACTTGAACGTGGTGCTATTTTCATTACCCATCCTTTAGGCAAGGCAATGCGTAAGCCGGTACGAACCTTATTACTAATGGAGTGCGCGGGAAGAATCATATCTTCTAGAGCATAAATATCGGCACAGGCGTCTGTATCATGGGCGTAAGTCGGCACTTTTGCTCCCTCTTCTAGAGTAATAGGAAACTCAATATCATAAAAAGAATATCTATTTTTAGCTTCTTCAAACATTTCTACAAAGATATCAAAAATAAAATTTAATAATTCTGCTTTCGCCGCAGAAGGATGTAGTTCATTAATCAATTCTGTAACACTTAAATTAAAATCATTAATACTCTGTTGAATTTCTGAAGCTGTTTTATTTTCTTTTTTATAGCTAGCAAGTATTTGTTGAATAGTCTGCTCGCGGACTTCTGGAGTAAAAGCCCCACTAAACATACCTTTTATCATATCTAATGAAGCACTATTCAATGTATCATCAGAAATTGACATAATAGATTCTATCATTTTAGTAAGCTCATCTAATTCAGAGCGATTATTATTAAAAATATCTATCTTGTTTTCCATAATTATACCTCATATGCAATGGTAATTTCTGTAAGCCAATTCTCACTTACAATCTCACCGGTTTTTCTATCCTTTTTAGATTTATAATCTACCTTGGATTTGGTAACCATATAGCCCTTTTCTAACTGTTCATTTTTATATTTTTCAATTAGACTAGTTGATTCCTGCTCGCTATCGGCATTATAAACATAAGTTGTTTTAATTAGTTGAGTCATTTTCTTCAATCTCCTTTTTTTCATTTAATTTTCTTAATTCTTGTATTAAATTTATATAATTTAATTTAGTGGCTGTTTCAACAATTGTATTCGCGGCGGAAGCATTACGCACCTCTGGATTATGGGTTTTTTTTGCTAAGGCTCTACGTTGTGCTCGATTTAGTTTAATGTTTGAATTTTGGCTAATAATTTCTGTAGTGAATTTTTGAATATTTTCAAGGATTTTTTCATCTGTTTCTCCGCCAATTTGCTTTTCTGCTTCTTCATAACTTATACCTTGAACTTCAGCGAAGCGTTTAATAAGTTTATTTTGTTCCATTATTTTACACCAACTCTATATTATTCAAATTTTGTCCAATAGGATAATTGTCTGAAGTATAACGCCAAGTAAAATTATATGCTGTTTTCCATTTTCCTCTACATACTTCAGCAATGTGCCCATGCGTCTTTCCTAAAAATCTTCCTGCTTCTGTGGCAGATGGAAATGTCTGTAGATATTTTCCATTTAAATCATATTGATTTACTTGTTTAGAACATCTTTTTAAAACTGCTTTAGATACATGTTCTAATCTTTTCTGAATATTTTCTTTTCTATTACTAGCTACTTGTTTCATATCAGTTGTATCTTCAGAAAATTTCCATAAAAAATTATAAGAAGTAGTGTGATCATTACAAGCGCATAAAATATTATTTCGTCCAGTAATAAAATTTTGAATTTTTAATTTACGGGATGCATCTCCTGCAGAATAATATTCATTGAGATAATTTCCATTTAGATCATATTGTTGAACACTTTTTGGCTGCTGTAATTTGTCTTTTTCTTCTTGTGTCATATATCCTAAATTATACTGATGTAAAATATTTTTAATGGTAATTAAAGACGCATTGAAATAGTCACTTAATTCTTCTATAGTATATCCATTATTAAATAAAGTAATTGCTAATTGATGATTAACTTTTGGACTACCATCTCCGCCTGGAGTTTGATTATATCCTTGTGGGCCAAAAGCTTTATAATAACTAATCCAATAAATTTCTTTTTCAATTAAATCATCTGGTAGACATTCTTCTACGACAGAAAAATTAAAATTTTCTATACCATATTTTCGTATAGCTCTATACAAAGGATATTCATATGACGAAGCATCTTTGTAATAAGCAAGTCGTTTATGATCTCCAAATCTTTT